GTCGCAACCAACTAGCACAGTTTCGCTAAACGGTTCCAGAGAAGGCCGTCCCATCAGGACACCCGGGGAGGCTCCGGTCTCACATAAACTCCTCGACCTATTCATACGGTCTATGTGGAAATGGTGAGCCGGCTCGCCGGGCATCCCTCAGAGGGACCTTCTCCAGGCAAGGTGAAATTCAACACCAAGCCCGTCTCGCTCATTGTGTCTAGGCCAACAATGGCTTCGAGAGGAAGGAGTGAATATCCCCAGCATCATCCACCCAACTCATGACAGAAGAACTATCAGATCGGATGAGGATGGGCTCGTCTGCAAGACGGGCACAAGGGGCTGTTCGAACTTCGCGTGTCCAGATTGACGGATGAAGCACCCGACTACCTTTGAACTCACGACACTTCCGAACACACTCCGGGCTCAACTGTTTAATATACCACTGCCCGAAAGCAGAAGGGTCCCTGAGACCTTGGTAGTTGAGCACAAGAGACGTGTCTTTCTCAACACGCTCCTCTCCTTCACGAAGCGGTTCCAACTTCTCTCGGACGACGACGCGACCAGGCCTGACCGGAGCCATATAAGACAACGAAGTGCACACGCGCTTCTGATAGGTCAGCCTTCCTGCAACCCCTGTGGGCTTGTTGAGGTCGATAATTCGTTCCTTCGACTCCTCCTTAGTTGGGGGTCCGAAGATCGACGGATACACTTCCTCGCCGAACTCCAAGGAACACCACCTTGAGTGCAGGTACCCCGCAACCTTCTGTTGCCAGGGAGTAAATCGTGTCGTACATCCGTGGGGTAGCACGATCCCCAGTCCTCCGAGCTCGGGAGCTGCATGCATATTGATCTCGCCATCCATGGTGTGGTGACGGATCTCGTCCTTGTAGAAGGCATGAACACGAAGTAATGTCCTCCTAGGATCGCAGCTCTCAACGATAACTCGGTTGACTTTGGGTACGAAGGGCATCTCCCGGTTCTCGGGACGGAGGCCAGCCTTAGTCCTGTCGTTTGGACAATCCCAATCGACACGCCTCTCCACACTACTACCAGTATAGAGAAGACCTGTGTTGAGGAACTTGACAGGCTGGAACGTCGGCTTGCGTTTGTCTGGCCGGTAGACGTAACCCTCGCTGTTCACGGTGACGAAGACCGGGGAAATGTAATTCTTCCCGGGACTCAAGGTGAAACCCACACGGGCCACCCACTGCTTCCATACTTCATAAAAGGCATCATTGGCCCGGAAGCAGATATCATCACCATTGACTAAGCAGGGCAAGTCCGCCAAGTCAAACACACGACCGGTGTACTCCTCGAGAGCGCACCAGTATGCAATGACGTTAATGGCACATAGAATTGGGAACGACAGAGGGCAACCCATTAATTGTCCGTTGCTTTGTGTGAACTCGGTGACCTCCTCACTGAACTCCTTAGGATAGGAGATGAGGTGATTGCCAAGCACAGAGCGACAAACAGAGGACATGCCTTCACTCGCGTTCGCACCTTTCAGTGCCTCCTCCAAACACAGGCGATTGATTTGCTGACTCAGACCATCGGTAGCTGCGGAGTAATCTCCGGAGACCCATTTGTCAAAG